TACACCAGGTCAAGGCACATGTTTTGCAAATAGTATATTGATTGCAAGAAAAACCGACCCTACTGTACCACATGCTGTTACGCCGCCAGCTTGTTTAGATCATATAGCAACTGTTGGTGCAGGTTCACCAAATGTATTTGTAGAAGGATTAGCAATCGCAAGAATTAATGATAGCGCTGACGCTGGTAAAATGACAGACGGTTCTTCAAATGTTTTTGCAAATGGTTAGATAAACATTATAAATATTACAGTTATGTCAATATACGACTCACAATCGCAAAGTAAAAGTAAAAGAAATTCTAGATCGTTTAGAGATATTGACTTAGATTTTGCTAGAAACACAGTTACAAATGATGTAAATGTAGTTGAAGATATTATAGCTGTAAAAAGAGCTGTAAAGAATTTAGTACAGACTAACTTTTATGAGAGACCATTTCAACCAGAATTAGGATGTGGTATTAGAGAATTACTTTTTGAAAACTTTACACCAATGACTAAAGTATTTTTAGAAAGAAAAATAGAAGAAGTTTTAATCAATTATGAACCAAGAGTAGATTTACAAAGTGTTCAAGTTGATGATGACCAAGATGGTAATAGATTAGTTGTTGACATATATTTTTATGTAGTAGGTGTGCCAGGTCCACAACAAGTACAAACATTTTTACAAAGGGTAAGATAATAAATGGCTACGGGTGCAAATAAAATTGTTATATCAGATTACGACTTTGACGCAATTAAAGTTAACTTAAAAAGTTTTTTACAAGGTCAAACAGAATTTCAAGATTACGATTTTGAAGGTAGTTCTTTAAATGTTCTTTTAGATATATTATCTTACAATACTCACTATCTAGCTTTTCTTGCCAACATGGCAACAAATGAATTATATCTTGACAGCGCAGATTTAAGAAACAATATTGTATCACTAGCAAAGATGATTGGTTACACACCATCATCACCAAGAGCACCTATGGCCTCTATTGATGTTACACTTAACAATGCAACAGGTACAAGTGTTACAATGTCAAAAGGAACGGTGTTTACTACTAATGTTGATAATACAACTTATCAATATGTAAATAATTCAGATATTACAATTACTCCATCAAATGGTGTTTATAAATTTTCTGATGTTTCTATTTACGAAGGTACTTTAGTAACTTTTAAATATACTGCTGATAGTACAGATGTTGACCAAAAATTTATTTTGCCAACTGAAAATGCAGATACATCAACATTGTTAGTTAAAGTACAAGAAAGTTCAAGTGACACAAAAACAAATACTTATACATTAGCAGGTGGTTATAATAATGTTACTTCTAATTCAAAAGTTTATTTTATACAAGAAGGCAAAGACGGAAGATATGAAGTTTATTTTGGTGATGGTGTAAACGGTCAATCTTTATCAGATGGTAATATTGTTATCTTTGAATATATTGTTACAAACAAAACAAATTCAAATGGCGCAAATTCATTTAGTTTATCAGGAACAATTGGTGGATTTTCAAATGTTACAATTTCTACTGTATCAAGATCACAAGGTGGTTCTGAAAGCGAATCAGATGATTCAATTAGACACAACGCTCCATTAAATTACGCTGCTCAAGAAAGAGCTGTAACAACAACTGATTACGAATCTTTAGTAAAACAAATTTATCCTAATGCATTATCAGTAAGTGCATGGGGTGGTGAAGATGATGAAACACCAAGATACGGTATTATAAAAATAGGTGTCAAAGCAGCTTCTGGTTCAACACTTACAGAAACAACTAAACAATCTATTATAGATTCATTAAAACCATATAATGTAGCTTCTGTATCTCCACAAATTGTAGATCCTGAAGTAACTTCGGTTTTAGTTACATCTAATGTAAAATATGATTCTGCTTCTACAACAAATTCTGCTGATACATTAAAATCTAATGTAATAACAACTTTAACAAATTATAACACAAATACTTTACAAAAGTTTGATTCAATTTATCGTCATTCAAAATTAACTGGTTTAATTGATGGTACTGATACAAGTATTTTATCAAACATAACAAATATTAAAATTAGAAAAAATTTTACACCTACAATATCTTCATCTACAAGATACGATATTTATTTTAGAAATGCATTATTTAATCCTCATTCTGGTCATAATTCAGTATCAGGTGGTATATTAACTTCAACAGGTTTTAAAGTAACAGGCAGTGATGTAGAACAATTTTTAGATGACGATGGTCAAGGCAATGTTAGAAGATATTTTTTAGCTTCAGGTGTTAGATCATACTCTAATGAAACGCAAGGCACAATTGATTACAGTAATGGTCAAATAACACTTAACTCTTTAAATGTTTCATCTATATCTAATATAAGAGGTTCGACATCTACAAATATTGAAATAACAGTAATTCCAAATTCAAATGATATTGTTCCTGTAAGAGATCAAATTGTAGAAATAGATGTATCAAATTCAAATATTAGTTTATCACCTGATACATTTGTAGGAGGTTCAGCTGATGCTGGTGTAGGTTATACAACAACGTCTAGTTATTAATGAGTAATGGCAAAATTTAATGAAAAAATTTCTACAATACTTAACAGCCAATTACCAGAATTTGTTGTAGCTGATCATCCTAAATTTGCACAATTTTTAAAAACATATTATCAATTATTAGAATCTGCTGAATTATCTTTTTCAAGTGTTCAAGCTACAGACGGTATATTATTACAATCAGAAACAGGTCAAACAAATAATTTAGTTTTAAACTCTAGTCGTAAAGATACAGCTAGAACATTATTAGATGCTGGTGATAAAATACTTTTAGAAGAAACTCCTGTAGGAACATTTACTAGAGGTGAAACTATAAAAGGTCAAACATCAGGAGCAACAGCAGTTGTTATTACAGAAAATTCAGACCCTTTAAAAATAATTATTTCAGCACAAGATAAATTTGGTCTTACTGAACAAGTTGTAGGACAAACTTCAGGCGCTACAGCAACTATAAAAATTATAAACCAAATCCTGTAAATAACATTGTAGATTTAATTAATTTTAGGGATCCTGACGGTGTTATAATCACTTTTTATTTAATATGCGAGATGAGTTTCTTGCAACTTTACCAGAAAATCTAGCTGCAGGTGTTAATAAAAGAAATTTAGTTAAAAATATTAAATCACTTTATAGGTCTAAAGGTTCAGCTCGTGGCCATGAAATGTTTTTTAGAATATTGTTTAATGAAGCATCCGAAACATTTTATCCTAGAGAACAAATGTTTAAAGCTTCTGATGGTCAATTTGATTCATTAAAAGTATTAAGAGTAATTGCTTCTGTAGGTGACGCTAATCAATTAATTGGTAGAACAATTACAGGTCAAACTTCTAATGCAACTGCTATTATAGAAAATACATCAAATTTTCAAATTGGTAATAAAACAGTAACACAATTAATTTTAAATGATGATAGTATAAACGGTACTTTTATTGTAGGTGAAGAAATACAAGGTACGACTACAGATCAAGATGATTACTTTATTAAAGCAAATGTTACAGGTATTCCAGGAACAAAAAATATTACTAATGACGGTTCTTTAAATTCAATTTCTGATATAATAAATGTAACTGCAGGTGGGCAAGGTGCATTATTTCAAGTTGAAGAAATAGGACCAGGTAGTGTTACAGAAATTTTTGTTGATGATAAAGGAACAGGTTACGAAATAGGAGATCCTTTAGTTTTTGCAAACACAGGAACAAATGGTAACAATGCTTCTGGATTTGTAAAAATTGTAAATGGTGGTATTGCTGANCAAAANGGTAATTCATCTTTAGCCTCAGGTGTAGAAGATAGAATTGTTTTAGAAGAAGCTACAACTGAAGGCGATCAATATTCAGGTAATGTAATTGTTCAAGAAAAATTTACAGGTTTACAAACTGTTGAAGAAATATTTTTAATTAATGGTGGTAGTCAATATACATCATTACCTACTGTTAGTATAACATCAACATCTGGAACAGGTGCGACAGTGAGAACATATGGTGACAATATAGGAAAAATTGAAAGATTAAAAACTGTTTCATTAGGTAGAAGTTATGAACAATCACCTACACCACCTATTTTAGGTTTCTTTAATAACATGATTGTTACAAATGTTGTTTTGCCTTTTATAACTGGAGATACAGTTACAGGTGCAACATCATCAGCAACAGGTAAAATTCACAGTTTTGATATTAATAAAGGATTATTAAGAATTAAATCTGTTACAGGTACGTTTGCTATTAACGAAACAATTACATCATCAGCTGGAGGAACATGTGTTCTTAAAAAATTAGATGTTGCAACAGCAACAGTAAATGTAGTATCTGTAACTGACACAGACGGTGCCTTTATAAGTGAAAAAGGTAAAATTTCTGAAACTACAATGAGAATACAAGATAGTTTATATTATCAAGATTATTCTTATGTAATAAAAGTTGGTCGTTCAATTACTCAATGGCGTGACTCATTTAAAAAAACAATGCATACGGCAGGATTTTATTTTACAGGATTAGTAGATATTGAATCAAGAATTACGGTTACAGCAAAAGGTCCAGTTAAAGGTGTTACTTCAGGTCTTGAAGAAAGTCCATTGTTATCACTTGTTAATACATTATTTACAACTGTCTTTGGTAGAAGATTAGGAACAAATACAGATGGCACATCTTTAAGAGCTAACGCTCATGTTGGTGGTAATATTGACGCTGGTAACGACTACAGAGATCCGTTTGCAGCTAACACTAGAGATTTAACTTTATCAAGACCAGGTTTAACAATTAATTATTTAAGTAGACCTAGAAATTTAATTACAGATAATTCAGGTGTTACACACCATATTAAAAGTGGTTATGCATATGCTGGACCTAGATATGGTTCTTTAAATAGATATGCCAATACTGCATTTGGTCAAACATCGCCAAAATCTTTTGCAAATACATTTCAAAATTTAAATAGACTAAAAGTAACTGGTACTAAGACTGCTCTAGACGGACAAGCAGTGCCTATATTTTTATTGACTTCTAATATACACGGTAAAAAATTAAGTATGAAATATGCGTTTCCTACCATAATCAGAGACGAAGATGGTACTTTTGATAGTACAACAGGTAAATTTAGTTCAACACAAATATCATTTGATAAGTCAGATGTGTTATAAATATAGTAGGAGACTTAGATGGCTAAACAAATATTAAATATCGGATCAAGTGCAAACGATGGAACAGGTACATCCTTACGTGCCGGTGGTGATTTAATAAATGATAACTTTAACGAAATTTACACAACTTTTGGTAACGGTACTACTTTAGCAGCTGCCGTAACTATACCTCATAAAATAGGTGGAACTAATTTTACAAACTCTTTATTGATTGGTCATTCAACAACTGGAACTTTAAATAATGCGATTAATAATACTGGAGCTGGTATAGCTGCTTTAGATGCTTTAACTTCTGGAGATTATAATACAGCAATTGGTGATAGAGCAGGTACAGCAATAACTACTGGTGGTGCAAATACTGTTTTAGGTAGTAATGCTTTAGCAGCCAACATATCATCAAATAATAATTCAGCGATAGGTAAAAATTCTTTAAAACTTGTAACAGGTGCAGATAACATTGGATTAGGATACAATTCTGGAGCTAATTTAACGTCTGGTTCTGGTAATGTAATGATTGGGAATATTGCCGCTGATAGTGCAACTGGGAATAAACAATTAAAAATTGCTGATGGTTCAAGTGGTTCAGTAGTTTGGATTAAAGGAGATAGTTCAGGTAATTTAACAACTGCTGGTGATGTAACTTTAGCAAATAACAAGAAGGTAATTTTTGGAGATGCTGGAGAAAATATAGTAGGTAATGGAACAGCTATGACAATAGCATCCAGTCAAAATATTACCTTAGACGCCGCTGGCGATATTACTATAAACGCTGATGGATCTATTATAA